ACCTGAGTGTTTTAACGCGGACGGGTGCCGCTGAACCTTTAGAAGATAATCGCTTCGCGAAAATAACTTGCTTACGCCTGGCGCTACTGCGCCTAACGGCCTGACAATCCACCATTTTTGGAACGGAAACCTTAACCCCCGAAGTAGGCCGACCCTGACTAGCGACTACGCCGCGCTGTGAGACAGCAGTCTTTTTTGGGCCGACCAATGGGGGGAGCGCAAGCGCTCTGTATGTTTCCTGGGGTGGCTTGTATGTTTGTGAAGGCCTACGGGGAACTGTAGGAGTAGGGCGGGTAAGGAGAAGGGGTAGCACCTGGTGCACCCGCTTAACTTTTTTAATATAGAGCGCCGACGGGACGGGCGTCCGCCGGCGCAGAGAGGCGCTTATAACGCGCCGCTGAACCCGACTACTAGAGCGTTTCCGTTTGGCCACGTGAACGCCTGTGTTTGTGTTCAAGAATTTTCATGGACTGTCGCGCATGATAATAATCTTCGGCTGTAGGTGCAACACCATCGCGTTGCCAAGCAGCCGGATTAATAGCAGCCCTATCGGCCTGAAGGTGTGGCACACCTAATTGCTCTCGCAAATGAAAGAGTAAAGTCTTATCAAGGGGCCAGGTGCGCTTACCAATTCGGACAGACCGGGGAACATCCCCAGTTTCCGAAATATGGGTAGCGCCACCATAAGTAGTAGCGAGGTCAAGTAAATGCCTCGAAACGCCAATACCGGGAGCACGGCTCATTTGCGTAAACTCCGGAATCTGATTGGGCGTTAAATTTTTACTATCCACCTGATTGCGCTTTTTTGTAACGTAATTGGCGACATAACTAGCACGAATGCTTGCAACGTCCTCGTCACCCCGTTCACCTTGCCGCCAAGGGCGAGTACGGGTATGACCGAATTGTTTTTCCCAGGTTTGCTCGAGAGACCATACAACCTGATTGACATCAGGGCCGAAATAAAGTGCGTGATAATGAGGACGTAAAGTTTTGTCACCATATTCACCGACTAAAAAAAACCGAAAAGAACCTAAATACTCCTTACGCCGCAATTTTTTATGCAAAAGCTGAATGTCTTTGGGGCGCAAGGTGTTATCGAAATGACCAGCACCGCGAGCTGCCCGAGGAATATTCTCATCGGAATAAGTAAGAGTAACCCAACTGACCTGAGCGTTAGACTTTTCAGCAGCCATGCCCTCGAGAAGGACACGACAAACCCAGCCACGACGTTTATTAATATCGCAATTTAAGCATTGCCCACAGCCAACACGCTGGCCCGTGGCAAGCGTGATAGGTTTTCCGCACAGCATATTTCATCACCTCTATGGTCAGTCGGTACAGTACACCTCAAGCCTGTGTACTGTCTGGGTTGTTTTCGCCTTCGCTCAGCGGCGCTTCCGCGCCGATTTCCGCGACTTCGTCGCCCTCGCTTTGCTCGGATAGTTTTGCGAGGTGTTCATCGGCAAGAACATGCGCCAATTGATAATGCGTATAAGCAGGAACGTCGTCCCACTCTTCGAAATCCTCGTCGTCATCGAACTCCTCGTCGGGCGACGTATCAGAAGCGGCTACCATACCGCGGACCTGTTGCTGAACCATCTCGCGCATAGTATCTGCTCGACGGTCGAGAACCGAGGCCTCAAGAGGCCTCGGGTCAACAGAGGATTTACGGCGAGGCCGAGAAGGGTCTCGGAGCCACTCTGCGCGACTGGTCACAGTAGACGCGCCGTTGCATTCTTGGGCACAACACGCCGTGCCTGAATAGAATGGTTGACGCTACACCACAACGAATCATTATCCTGTTCGTTGAAAATACGCTTGGTATCGGCAGGGTCAACTTCGACAAAGGTCTGGTTTAAAGCGGGAGCGGTAGCAAAATCGCGCGCCAGGTGCCAATAATCAAGCACAGTGCGAAACTCACCGCAAGCGTGGGAACGCAAACCTCGATATTCGGCATACCTGTCCGACCAGCCGAAGACAGCATCCTCATTGGTATTATCAGCAAAGACTTCTTGCTCGAGCACCTGTTGTTGGCCGATATGCGCCAACTCGTGCTGGAAAAAATCCTCACGGGTTTTGCGCAGCCAGGTGCGCTCTACGCCATTAGAGTACATAGCTCGAGGACGAATAGAGAGAAACGAAATAACGTAACCATGCTCCTGAATCCGAACACGATATTGATTAGAGCGCGCCATACCTATGCCGTGCCCGTACATGTCACCAACACCATAGCGCGGAGTCGCAGACTCGGCGGTCTGTAAAACCTCAGAGATAGAAACACGCGCAGCACCAGAGCCCAAAAGCTCAGGACGTTGGAGGCGCGCATCGAGAGGCCTAGCACCGAAAGGCCGGACATATTCCGCATAGCGAGAACCCCAACGTGCGCGGGCTTCGGCAAAGCGTTGCAACGCTGATGCACGTCGAAGGGAGTTGATAGTAGCAGCAGTCGCGGCAGACAAATCCGCGAACATTGAATAACCGTCTGCGTAATCCGAACCGAAGTTGACATTAGCCTCGCCGCCTGCGGCGTCCCCACTCGACACCCCAGTGTTGTTAGTGTTCGAGGGATAATCTGCCTTGATTTCAGCACGAGTACCCAGAGGAAGAGTCACCTCTTCGCCCTTCTGAGGCCAAGGCCTGGCCGTAGTGAAATAGTCTTTTTCGTAACCAATATTGGGAATTGTGACGTCGTCCAAGTCGCGCAACGGCACCAAATCTTGGTCGCGGAACCATTCGTTAAATACCAAATTTACGCCCGCGACAGGCAAAGCACTAACGTTGATGCCAGCCTTATCAGGCAGGCCTAAGTAATCAAAAAGATCGCCACTAGTACCAGTGGTCGCCAAAGTAGGAACGGTAGACGCATCAGTACCATCAGCGCCGCCGGTAATAAACTCCTCAAAGGAGCTATCCGCATCAGCGGGCCATGAGAGACGATGGGGCACCATGAAGTGATGAACACGCACGCTCATTTGGTGCATGACGGGTGCCGCCATAGGAGAGAGTCGAACAACAGCAGACGCGTTGTGCCGAACCTCGTCACCGGGCAATACCTCCATAAGTCCACACGGAACTAATTGGCCCAAATTTGAGGTCAACAGCCGATGATGGCTGAGATTATGTTTGTACTTGCGAGCCATTTTATTTACCTCAGAGCCGGAAACCGACACGCCCAGGTGAACGATTATTCATAGAAGAGCGGCGACGAGAAGAACGACCGCGACGAATAGACTTCTTAGTACGCCGAAAAGTGCGGCGTGTTGAACGCTTGCGCATTAATATCTCCTTTGACCGGGCATGCCCGGCATTTTACGACGTGGACGACGCCGACGCTTAGCCTTCATTTGATTGCCTGAACGCCCAATAAACAACTCGCGAAAAGCAGCCGGAAGGTCAGAAAGCATATGACCGAAATACTCAAGATAAGCAGGAGAAGTTAACTCGTCCATACCCAAATCAGGATTGGGCAAATAACGAGTACTACCATCAGGCATACGAACCGGCACGACCGCAGTAGGAATGGGCTGGGGAGGGCTCGGCCTTTTCCGTTTATAGGGCGTAGTACGCGCAGCAGGTGCTGCCGGAAACATATTAGAAACGCCCTGTGGCAATTCATCAGTGAACATTTGAGCAGCAGTATTCTGAGTCGCCATAGCTTGGCGAGTACGCATTGCCTCGCCTTCGCTCACAAGCGCAGACGCGTTATCGCGTCGAGCTGCCGCGTTAGTTTGATTAATCTGAGATTGAAGGAGCTGGTTCTGAAGAGCTGACGGCTTGCGCACGTTCGCGACAGCCTGACCAGCTCGAGCAATACCTCGAGCAAAACCATCCTCGGATTGCACAGGAGTAGTAGAAAAAGAAACAGACGACCCAGGAGCGCCGAGCGCAAAGAGCGGATGCACACCGGCAGCTCGAGCATCTTTCACCCGAGTCTGAATAGAAGTTTCAAATTGACGCTTGGCGAAATCAAGCGACTGCTTATTCATCAGCTGATTTGCAGCGTTAGCCTTATCCTGCGACTTGCGGTTAAGAAACCCGCCAAGTAACGAAGAACCAACACCGAGAAGTTGTGGACCACTTATGCCGAACATAAACGCGACCTGAGTGTTTTAACGCGGACGGGTGCCGCTGAACCTTTAGAAGATAATCGCTTCGCGAAAATAACTTGCTTACGCCTGGCGCTACTGCGCCTAACGGCCTGACAATCCACCATTTTTGG